GCACGATCTATAGAAGTAAAATTATTAAAGTGACTTCTATCTATAATAAGATGTAGATCTAAATCAGATTGTGGTGTATAATTATAATTAGCATTACCACCTGTTAATATAATATTTACTACTGTATCTGGATGAATCTTTGCAAAATCTCTCCATGCCTCAGCAATCTGAAGTAACTTACCACGCACTTCAGATTTTAATTCTGTGCCATCCCATATCTTAGGATTTAAAATATCATGATATTCTAAGGTAGATGCTTCTTTTAATTTAGAGAATGTCTTGAATGTTTTAATAGCTTTTTTCAATTTAGTTTCTTGCTTATTGTTTTTATCAACATAATCATCACGGAATACTTTTTCAATATCATGGGATTTTACTTCTTTGACATTGACAGCACCCATAACACCACGCTTGATTACTTTGGTGGCTCTTTCATTTTCTCTTTTGTATTTGTTGGAAGCTTTAACTGGAACACCTAAAGTGGAAGCTGATAAACCAGCAACACCTGCTGTTGCATTGACAGGAGCGCCAACAGCTGCTGCACCGTCTTCTTGTAATGAATTATAAATTTTAAAGAATTCTTCTTCAAGACCATCCATATCAAAATCAACATCTTCTTTAATAGGTTTTGTATTAAGAAGGAGAAGGGTGGCAGCAATTGTTCCTAGACGAGAGGCCCCACCTGGAATCCTGGCAATTAATTTTTTAAGATTGATAATCATAACATCAAATAAACCGAGAATACTTTTCTCAGAAGGTTTCATTTGTGTTCTAGCTTTAAGGAAATTACCATTTGAATCAATTAATCCGGCTTTATAAGCTGGCATCAAATTGAAAGGTGTTGTTAATTTTTTAATAAAGTTATAAGTGAGAACGGCATCAAACATAGTAGCCATTTAAATTTTCCTTAATTCTTCTAAAATATATTCATTTAATGGAATGTCTTTTGTATTTATTGTTTTGTTATCTATTCCAATATTTGATATTTTTTCTGGAAGAGTATTTAAAAATAAAAGAAATGGTTTTAATTGAGACTCCATCCCCTTACATTTCAAGAATAACATTTTAGAAGTAGCTTCAGGACCAAATACATTATTAAGGACAATTATATGATTTAAAATTAATCTTTCTTTTAAATCACCTTCTTCAATATATCTATTCAATAATCTTTTAATGTATTTAATACGTTTTAAATCATCATAGAACTCAACGGTGTCATAACATTGAGGGTTATCATAATGTTTAGCTGCAAATAATAAAAAATTAGTCTCGTCAAGTTTATCCATATTAATTTTTTTTACTGTTATTGGTGATTATTGTCATTTATTTATATGACAAATAAAATTAAGTGTGGCGAATCAATAGGTACTATAGTATCATTATTCAATTCAGCTCCATCACCTTCATATAATGTTTGACCATCTATTTGACACTTACCCGATATTACATAAAGATAAGACTTACTAACTGTATATTCATTATTTAATATTCCGGCAAATACCTGCATGGTAGTATTCATTCTTATATTCAATTTAGAAAATTCAAGTGTTTCTCTATTATACAATTCATAAAAAGGTTCTGTATTTTTAGCATCTTGGGTTATCCAAATTTGCATGTATCTAGCTGGTTTATCGCTAAGACATTTCTCAGTATGCCATATACTTCTACCACACCACATATGTTGAACCTGGCCTGGATTAGCTCTAGATGTATTTTCCAAACTATCCCAATGTTCCAATTCACCTTCAATCATATACCCAAGAATATCTAAATTCTTATGTTCATGTTTGGCTATAGTATAACCTGGCCAAAGGATATCATCATTTATAGCACAAAGGGATCCAAAGTTTTTATACCTTGGATCCCTATATGAGTTATTACTAAAAGTTCTTCTAGATTGAATCCAACTTTCAGAGGTAAGAATACCTCTCGTATTACTTGGACGTAGAATCACTAATTAGCACCAATTATCTTCAGTTGTATCAACAAATAATGTCATTTTATAGGCAATATCTACTTTTAAATCACGTGCAATATATTGATAATCTTCATTCCATGGGGCTTTAGAGAAGAAAATACCATCTTCATAGAAATCCCAGTAAATGTAGTTGAGATCACCAAACTGGCCACCACCATTTAAATTATTTGCTATAACAGCACCGTCGATATATGTAGATGTGAAAGGATAATTCCAAGTATTATTATCATTTATATCAAAGAAATTGTTAAACATTGTTCGTTCAGTTGATTGTGTCTCTGTATCATATACAGCAACATATCCTTGAATTTGTCCACCACGCACACCATTACCTCTTTGATCAACGCTATGAGGCATGTCGCTATTCCAATCAAACCAACGATATGCATTATTATAATATGCAGTACCCCTATCCTGTAGATTAGGAATATAATAATCAATACGGGCAAAATCAGTTGTTGTAAAATCCAATTCAATAGTATCTGTCGTTGCATATGTAATAGAAGTACTCAATGGAATTGCCCAGTTACCATGATAATCCATTGAATAGTCTTGTGTATTCCATGGATTAAAACTATTAAAGTTAGCTACTGTTGTTCCATTTACCTTAACTACAGTGTTACTAAGTGTAGGATCATATTTGAGAAGTTGAGGATAATTCTTAGCATTGATGTACAAAATAGAGCCAGTATAATTTTTAGCGGCTTGTACAGGCAATACTACAGAAGTTTGTCCTGCAGATCTTGGTGCACCATCAAACGTCAAATTCCACAAGGTTCCAGAAACATTTACTGCATTAGTAATCTTTCTTTCATCCCTTGTATTGGTTTCAAAATCATATGGATCAAATACGATATAATTCTTACCTGGATATGTAGTCAAAGATGCAACTGCATCATATGTAATGCCATTATATGATAGTGAATAATCGTTACTCTGTGCTGCAAGATCTAGTCTAATTACATTAGTATTTGCAGCATTTGTAACAGGAATGTGTGCACTTGAAGAACCATAATCAGGGAATACAGCTTGTGTGCCATGTGACCATGCAGAGATTAAGATTTGCGATCCTGTGTTACATGATATTGTATTGCCACTTACTGTTAATGTGTAAAGATTACCACTCACAGTTACATTGTTGAAACTATGTTGTTCATTATCATCAACATAATAATATAGAGAAGAACCATTGTTAAGTGCTTCTACTGTATAAACAATATTTGGATATTGTGTGGCATCAACGGTTATTGTTGATGAACCATTTAATGTGCTATTAGCAGTAATTGATGTATATCTGTGGCCCGTAGTCTTGAATGTAAAACTCTTAATGCCAGTTACTTCACGCATACCAACTGGCTTACCTGCGGCACCACTAGCTGTAAAAGCATCACCAGAATATTGAAGATTTTCCCAAGTATTGACACCATCGCCATACTTTACTTTGTTTGTATCTGTCTCTAGTGCTGGTTCACCCGCACTTAAAATAGGATTAGCAGCTATCCAATTAGCAGCTGTATCTCTTCTTAATTGAATTTTAGTTGCCATTTTAGATTCCTTTGTTGCAATTACTTTTATTTCATTATATATTTATAAATTGTTTTATAACCCAAATCTCTTCTTGTAATGATTATAGTTTTGTGCTGCTTCTTGATCAGAAAGTGCGCGATTGTAAATGTTAACAACGGCTATCTTAGCATTTATTGTTTGATCATTATCCCAACGATGGCCAATATACAGCATCTGTGAACTGCCACTTCCAATGGGTGCACTACCACCTCCAAAATTACCAGGTGCATAACTAACATCACCATTGATATAATCTTTATATTCAGTAGCACCCACCGCCATAATAATATTATACCAAGTTGTACCATCGTGTGTAAACGGAGCACCCACATTATTGTCTGCAAATTGGCCATTCCAGTTAGTATTATACCATCCAGTTTGCAATTTACTTTGCGTTGCATTAATTGTAAAATTAATATCGCCGCCACTAAATGAGTCAGTTATCAAACATGGAGCATCACCTGCTTGATCTGCAGTAAAATTAAACCACATATCAATGGTAAATGTAGGTTCAAATGAAGGCCAAGGTGCTGTAAAATATTGGTCGTATGATTGATTTAAAGTAAAAATACCACCATTATCACTAGACCAACTAGGTGCATTAACCAGGGTTGCATGCGTGCCAGCGCAACCATCAATCCAATCACCAGAACCAGAATATGAAGCAGCATCAAAATTGTACAACATACCACTAGTTACTAAAGGTATATAAGGAACCTTAAAATTATTTCCAGGACCAATAGACACACCTGGTCGAATATTAATGCTCATTACGATATTGATCCACCAGAAATTACCCAACCCACACCATCAAATATAGCACTTGGTGAAGGAATTGTTGATGCATTGGCATTAACATAAACATATGTACTAGGAGCAAAAGGATTCCAACTTTTACTTCCCCCAAATTGATAATTACCACCATTGTTTATAGTAGCATTTAATGTGATAACAACTGAACCTACACCATTATCAGTATAACCCTGTGCTGGTATAAAGAATACTTGCTGTCCAACTACACCATCCGCTAAAGTATAAGTTTTAGGACTACTTGCAGTGCCAGCTAATATATGAAGTTGCTTATTTAAATCTAATGCAGTATTTGAACTTAAAGATTCATTAGTTAGAACACCACTACTTGAAACACCTAATACGGAGTATCCAGTTGTATTTTGAATTCCTCCATTATCTGGAATTATTAAAACACCGTTTGAAGCAAAAATCCAAGAATGGTTAGAAGCACCATCACTACTAGTAATAACAACATTACCTGTTCCAGCTGCTGTATGAATTTCTCCTGGTATTGTTAACACACCATCCGTACCAAAAGACCAAGTATTGCTTTGTACCTCAATAGAAATAGGTTCTTCACTTCTAATGTGAAATCCCATACCGGATAATATGTGTGCGTTTCCATTTGGAAATCCAATTGATCCTGGGACATTTAAATTGCCATCAGAATCAAATACCCAGTTAAATTGAGATGATGTGTTATTTGCTGTTTGAATTGTAATAGAAGGTCCATCGTTACTTAATTGAGCACCATGGTTATAGAAGCTATGTGATTTAATAAATCCATTTTCAGGTAGATACAATGAATTATCTTTAAATACCATACTTGTACTTGGAACAAATGGATCTCCCGCATCAGCAGGAGTTCCAAACCAAATTCCTTTACCACCACCTGGTGCTGATAAACCTAGACCTGTATATGCAGTAAAGTAATCTACAAAACCTACACCAGCAACATTATCCAAATCATCACTTGCATGGCTCCATTGAATCCAACCTGATGTAGTTTCATTGCCTGGAGGCATTACCATAATACCATTGGCATTAAGTGAAACTGCAAATTCGCCATTAGCAAGAGTTGAACTTGAACCCGAACCAGATCCTCCAGTTCCTGCAGAACCAGTGTAACCAATTGGTCCCATATTAGATGATATAGGAATAATAATGCTATTGCCTGCTTCGATAGCTCCAGTAATGCTTGATGAAGCACTACCACCTTCGAGAATAATATCATTTAATCCATGTTCAGTAGTAGCATTACCTGCATTAAAAGTAACATCAGTCAACTGCTGTACAACAAAAGGAGTAACATCATTAACTACGTCGATATTATTAACAATAATCTTGCCAGAGTCATTAATTGAGAGTGGTATATTGTTAATATAAATTGTGTTGTTGCTTACATAAAGATGAGACCATTGATAATTTGGTGATCCAAGACTATAGGTATTATTGGCGCTTGGAAGAATATTGCCAGAAACTATATTAGCAGTAGAGATGCCTGCATCAGCAAGGATTCTAGCATTAGTTTCAAACGTTGCAAATGTACTATTTTGAACACCAAGTGTGGTACCAAATGAATAATAATTACCATTGGCACTAATTTCAACAACTGATTGAACTGTACCAGGATAGGCCAACATACCTTGCTCATAATAAGTATTTGAGCTACCATCATATGATTGTGCAACTGTTACAAGTGTGGTATTACCAACTAATATAGGAGGATTACCGCCACCTCCTTCTTGAATTATAATACCTGTATTGGCTATAATTCCAGGTGTTAGGCTATCACTGATATACAATTTAATACTATTGGTATTAGCAGTACCAGTAAAGAACTTAATATCTGTACCAGGTGATGAAGTACCTAATAGAAGATTGGCATTACCAGTATATACATAACCATCATTAGGCAACCAAATATTACCATATATTTTAGCTACGTAGTTAGAGCTGTCAAGACCAAGATCAATGAAAGGACCTGTTCCTTGTAAATAGTCACCTTGATCATTATAAATTACTAAGTCACCAGACGCACCTTGACCAGAATTTGTATTTTTAATAACAACCTGTTGATATGTATTGGCACTCATAAAGAATATTGGTGAGCCGGTCTGGCTGCCAGTATGTCTCCAGAATGTGCCATCGTACATCCATGTTTGAAGATCACCCTTATTCTGCACAATATAAGAATTGGCAAAAGAACCATCTACAGGATTTTCAATATAATTATTATTTGGTTGATCTGTTGTTACTGTAACATAGTTAATATCAAATTCACCAGTTAAATTTTTGATATTATATTCTTTACCAAGCAAAGTACCTGAAGTTGGCAATACGATTGTCATATTACCACCGGCTGATACAGGATCACAGAAAATATAATCATCTTCTGGAGTCACTGTATAAGTTGGTACGTATTCAAATCTGAAAGCTTTTACATCTGGATCGAAAGCCCAGAATGTTTCATCATTACCTGATGATATAAGAATTTGACCGTTACTTCCATTTCTAGGAACAAACCCAGGAAAATTGAATGTGTTAGAAGTAATTGTATTAGCAAAATCTGCCAATGTAATTTTATTAGTAGATGGTAACCCTGCCACGTCATGTGCAACAACAAAATAATCGTTGCTATAAAGACCAGATAATGAATTTAATTCTGAAATTTTAGGCATAGTTACCTCTTGCTTTAATTCTTATAGTATTTATTATATTTATGGTATAAAAAAAGGGAGAGATTGCTCTCTCCCTCTATAATCTATTTCAACCAATATTATGAATTGGATGATGGAAGAACAGTGTTAGCAACTGCATCAATTGTACCTATTAGAGTACCTGAAGCAACCAATGTTTCATATTGAACACGACCAGCACGACCACCTGAACCTACCTTACGATAGACCCAACCTGAGTGAGTTGCACCCCTATGAAGTGCACCACCAGTTAAAGCTACTGCTGTTGCAGTATCACCTTGGATAGCAGCGCCTGCGGCTGTTGTACTATTACCTGATGCAGCTGAAAGTGTTAAAGCAGAACCACCAGATGTTGCAGAAAGAGTAATAACAGTTGTATTTACAGTCTGGATATAATAAGCTGTACCATTAGCTAAACCAACTGGTGTTGATGTAGCGTTACCTGTAAATGTTAATCTATCACCAATTACCCAATGTGAATTAGCTGCAGTGAATACGATACCACCACCAGAAATGCCAGTATTGCCATTAAATACAGTGCTAGCAGGTGGAACGATTGCTAAAGCAGGGCCAGTCTCATAAGAAGAGCCACCATTGACAATTGTATAACCAGTAACGTGACCATAGGTACCACTGAACTGTACGTTAGCGTTTGTACCACCACCACCAGTAGCTGCTGAATTGATACCAGAACCAACTTGATAACCAGAACCAGCATATGTAATTGTTACTTGGTCAACAGGACCATTGTATACCTGCATCTGTGATGGTTCAACACCAAATTGACCAAGAGTCAAACCAGTGATGAATGCATCAGGTGTTGTATTTTCAAAGAAAGCTGCTTGATTAACTGTGTTACCCTTAAGCTTTGTTGTATTTTGGACGCCCCATAGTACTGAATTAGCAGCACTATTGGCATAATTTCCCCATTGTCCGCTTGCCATTTAAATCTCCTTTTGTCTAGAAAACTATTTTTCTATCTTTTATTTAGGATTCAATAGAAGTCAAATGTCAAATTTTAGCTGTAGATCTTATCATCCAACCGTGTTTTTTATGGATGTCCATTCTGTCTTGAAGGAAATTAGATAAGCCAATTTCATTATTAAATTCAGCTGCTTTATAAGCAATTTTAATAGCTTCCATTACTGTTTGATTATCTGAATAAAGAATATTCATCATCTGAGCTGCATCAACTTTGAGTTCAGTTTGATCATCAATCATTGTTAATTCTTTGAAGTCTTTATAAGAAGCAGGTGCATAACCATTGATAGCTCTAATATGTTCAGCAATAGAGTCATTAGCTTCCCAAATTTCTTCATATAATTTTTCAAAAAATTCATGATATTGTGGAAAATTAGGACCTTCTACATTCCAGTGAAATTGATGCAATTTCATATAAAATGAAAAGTTGGTTGCCAAATATCTTTTCATGGCTTCAATAAGACTATCCATTACAATTACCTTTCTGAACTTCTACTTTTACCAGGGTATTCCATATGGATTTCACCATCAATTTCCCTGACCTTTTGTTTTTTAATTTTCATTGGTTTACCATTAGCATCGTGGATGATAATGTCTTCCATAAATTGTTTAAATGTCTTCATGGTTGTACTCTTTAATAGAAAGTTTTAATTGACCTTCACCTTTAATTACTCTATGATATACTTCTTTTTGTATATAATAATTTTGTCCCTGTGTTAATACAAAAGGAAGTTCATTTTCCATCTGTAATTGCCAGTCATCACCTTCTAATATAGTTATAACACGATTTTTCTTATCGCGATGCCAGATTAGATCATCTATTTCAACATTTTCTTCAAACGTTCTAACAAATTTATCATCATCATTTATATCATTATATGGATTACCAGTAGAAATTACCACCTCCTGATAAACCTAAAGCCTTGGCATAACGAGGAAGATTGCAAGACCAGTAAGCAGCAGATGTTCTATCTGTTTGAAGATGACACTTATGACGAGCAGCAAATGACTTACGGGCTACAGGATCATTAATTCTGGAAGGAAGTGTTGATCCATCAGCGGCACCATGTGAGTCACCAAAGGTAACTTTTTTAATTCCACCATCAGGCTTCTTTACATAAACATAATACTTCTTTGGTCCACCTTTATGTGGTTTACCAAGAGCTGGATGATCTTTATCTTCTTCTTCAGTTAATGGAAGATCAAGAGGAACTTCATTACCTTCAAAGATACCAAATGATCCAATATCAGATCTAATCAATTCAATATCATTATAAGTAAGATCAATTAAACCTTCATTGAATAATCTACGAGCTTCTTCAATGGTTTCAAAAAACATTTCAGATCCATAACGATAGATAGATTCTGAAAGAGGTAAACTATTATCTAAATGATAAGCAACACCTTCATGAAGTGTTTCTTCTTTCATTTTTTCTTTTTTCTTTTTAACAGCAATAGCAATAGCGGCCTGTTGTGCTAAGTTTACACTCTCTTTAACATGAACCTTTGCAGCCTTTACAGCTTCAGGATAGCTTTTACCTTTGCGAAGGTGTAAGTTAATAGCATCTTGCATCGGCTTTGATTGTCTAGCAAAATGAGCATCTTCTGAATTTCTAGACATAGGATATTTGGTCTCTTCTTTAGCAACATCAACATTATCAACCCAATTTGGATATGGTCTACCAGCGGCTTTAGCACGAGCTTTAGCTTCTGCTTTTTGTGCTGGTGTTAAATGACTATGTGTCTTCTTAGGATTTTTTTTATCCCAAGGTGCTGTATCTTCCATTTCTAATTCAGGATTAGAAGAAGGTGACATAGAAAGAGGTGTGATTCTCTTGGAGGCTTGTGCAACTACTTTATTATTTTTCTTTACATCTTTAGGACTATAACCTAGATGACCAACAACACCTTCACCAGCGGCCGCCCCTGCTCTAGAAGTAGCTCTTAGTTTAGTTCTATCTAAACGATCTTGACCTTTAGGTGTGTCACCAATCTCAGCTATAAAAGCTTCATTGGTTTTCTTCTTAGCTTCTTTATCAAGAATGGCTTGATAATCATCATTAGCTTTTTGTAAACCGGCTTTAGCTTCTTGAGCACGCTTTTCAGATTCTACATGAGCAGGATTCTTATCTAACATTTTTTCCCATGCTGATTTCTTGAATGGATTTTTAGCTTCCAATACTTTTTTAACAATAGATTGTTGGCGATAATATGTGCTATCTTTATGTCTATCTCTTTCATTATCTATTCTAGGAACCTCATCCATTTTTTTTCTTTCAGGATTTCCCGAACGAGAAGTTGCTTCTTTATCATTCTTAGGATTTTTAAATTTTAATTTAAATTTATCATCTACAACCTGACCAGGAGTATCACTTTTGTAAATATTTTTCAAAGGTGTTGTTCCCTCATCACGGAGATGCGTATCATTTCTATCATAGTCTTCTTCAACTTGATCATATACATCAGCAACCTTAGCTACCAATTCAGATATGATATGATTATTAAATTTTTTATTTAAATCAGTTGAATTTGTATGAAACTGTGGATTCATTTCAATTTGATCAGGCGCACTTCCCGTTATAGTCTTTGTCTTAGAGATACGATCATTAACAATAGTATTGTTCATTTTAGTATCTTTGACAACAGTACTAGGATTCTTTTTAACAACCTTTTTCTTGGTTGTTTTGCTATCAGGATCTTTAGATGAGAAGACGTCTGTTTCTTGTGGCATTTTAATTCTCTGGTTAATAAGTTATTTTATATTTATTACAATGTTGTTAACACATTACTTAACTTTTGTTGAACTTCAGCAATAGGTATAATTTGCCCATCTGCATATATTTCAACAATCACTTGTGCTTGATAAGCTAATGTACTTTGCATAGATGTTATAATATCACCTATTTTATTAACTGTAATTTTTACCTGTTGCATGTTATATTAAATCCATTTCAGAAGTAACGTCTTCTTTAATAGCCGTAATATGTTTTATTATTTCTTTAATATGAGGATGAAGTTGTTTAGGAATTTCTTTCTTCATTCCTTCCTCATTACCAGAACGAGCCATAGCTCTTATCTTAGTACCTGAAACACCTTCAGTGCCCTCAGCTTCAGGATCTCTTTCACCTGACGATTTAGAATTGATGGTATCAAATTTATAATATCCATGCTTACTTTGAACACCATTATATTTCTTAATAAGATCAGTTACTGGTTCAACTTGACCCTTGCCACCAACATATGTGATATGCTTTACACCAGCAGCGTGTAATTTAGAAAGCTGATCTATAATTCTAGGATGCTCACTATCAGATGAATAAACTTTAGTAGTTGGTTTAGCAACCTTTTTAATCAATTCAATTTTAGTTTTAACTGGTAAGGGATTCTTACCAGTTCCCTCAGAATGACTAGTAATAAAATGTGCTTGAGCCCCTTGCTTCTTAGCTTCTGACTCAACAGTATCTAATACTTTTTTATGACCATTGGTAAATGGTTGATGTCTACCAAAAGAGACAACAGCTTTAGTATTATCTACAGCTTCTGAAATGAATGATTTAAAAGTTTTCATCCTCTACCAAACCTTGGATTGTTTATGATTGCTCTGGTGATAGCCTTAGGTACCAATTTACCAACTGGTCTACCTTCTTTCTGTAGAACGATTCCCTCACCTTGTGAAGGATGACCATCCAAACTAGTTTCCATATCAGGGTGCTTGACACCCTTAAGTACATGCTCTGTGGCTTGTTCTAGATGATGTCTAATGTCCAACGATCTTTGGAAATGATGAGCGTTTTGATCAACATGAGCAATCATAGCAGCATGAGAGGCACGTGTCTTAGCTTTACCAGCTTCTGTCTTTAATTTATTAGCAGCTTTTTCACCCTCGTCATGAAGATGCTTTTTATAACCTTCAACAGTTGGGGTTTCACCACGAGCAGTAGACCTATTATTGTAGATAGTAAATGCTTTGACATGCTCAGGTGTTAAATGATGTGAAGTATGATTTCTCAATAGAGCCTCTGCAGCATTCAAATGTGTTTCAGTTGCTTTTTTATCTGCTGCAGAATATGTATTTGGGTCAGCATGATATTCATGTTCCGGAACAAAAACATGAGGTGTCTTCTTCAATGCTTTTTTAGAAACTGCACGAGCAACACCACCTTTAACCTCTGTATGAACAGCCAAACCAAGAGGAGCTTTAGTTTTCATGTGATAAGTAAGTCTGTTTGGTGTTGTGGAGATCTTATCGCCATGTTCAGTTGGCTTTTCGTTTGGAGTATGAAGAAGATCGCCTTGAATATGATGACCTTTGTTTACAAACTCATGAGCATGTTTCAAAACGTGCTTTAAAGATTCAGCATATTCAGGTGCATGCCCAAAATGTTTATCAACCTCTTCTGGTGTTCTAGCAACAACACCGCGAGCCATTCTATGCTTATCAGAAACACCTACGCCATGTTCATCGTGAATTACGTGAACAGAAGCACCACCATCAGTCTTTAATGAAGCACCAATTGAGCTAGGCTTACCTTGTCTTTTATTATGAAAATCACGAAGGAGATCTACAGCCATTTTAGAATGTCTGGCATCTTCGTGTGGCAGATCCTTAACGTGTGTTAGGTGACCTAAAGCTTCATCATCAACTGAGGTGGCTTCAGTGATATAATTTAAAAAGGTTTTCATCATTACTTTTCCTCTGAATCTAAAGGTTTAACATCTCTACCTTTTCTAGCACCAGCTACATTGACACCAACAATAGCCCCTATTTTTGTACCTGGGACGGTACGATCAGTAGCATGCTTAGCTACAATTTCATATTTTTGATCTCTATGGTTTTTTCTATCAATATCTTTTTCTGATTTGATAGAAGATACACCACGATTATTTGTTTTTAAATTTATCTTACCATGAGATACCACGTCAACATTTTCCGGTCCTGATTTATCACTTTCGTGTTCAGAACCAAACAATGATTTCTTAATTAAATCAGTATGCTGAGTGTTGTTATGGTTTAAAGCCATGGTCTTTGACTTACCTTTGAGGGACATTAACTCATTAGGAACAGTCTTAGTGAGCTTATTAGCAAATTCACTTACTACTGGATGTTTAGTATTTGATTTAGAATTTAAAGCACCAAATCCCTGATGGCTCTCTTCACTCTTTTTATGACTGATATGAATTACATGTTCGCCTTTATTATTGACTAAAGCAATATCAGCCTTAGGATTACCTTTAATCTGAACTGCTCCAACAATATGATGTTTAGTGCCAAATCTATCATACATCATAAGAGGCTTTGTTTTATTATGTTCAACTATTTGATTATGCAAATCTGTTGTGGCTGCTGACTCAGCCTCTCTACCACCTTTTTTAGTTCTTCTCTCTGGTGGCTTACGTATCTTACTAATAGGAACTTCAATTTTTTTTTCAGGTTCACTAGCATGAGATATTGTAGCATAGTGAGTATCTGATGCTTGATCATATCTAGTACCATGTAATTTAACTCTCTCATCTTTACCAATATGTCCAACCTTAGCAGCTGTAACAAAAGTATCAGAAGGGTTTGAGAGATATTTTTTAGTATGTTCGCTACCTTTTAAACCACGAGCAATCATAGGTTGCCCTAAGGTAAATTCCACAATAAATTCTTGAAAAGTAAACATATATATCTCCGGAAATTAATTCTATGAGATATTTATAATAATAAAAAAGGACCCGAAGGTCCTTTTAATTATCTTATTTTATAATATCTTATTAACCTTTTGATTTTGGTATATAATTATGTGGTTTACCAATACGGTTAGTAAATATATTAGCTTCTTGACCAGAAACCATTGCTTGTTTAAAATGGTTTGCAAAATTTTCTTTGTCATTTTTATGCTTTAAAGCTTCTTTAAATTTATCAGCTGCTTCTTTATGCATACTACCAATCCATTTATGATCTTCGGCTCCTGATTCATCACCATCTTCGCCAACTACTTCACTGTGAATAGCATGATTATCCGCCATATTTGAATGAAATTTTAATCTTTCATCAGCTTGTTTTGCATTGAATTTATGATCCCTTTCAGCCACTTTAGCTGCCTTTTCTGGATCTACAGGTTTCTTTACCTCATTAATAATATTATTAATAGCTGATTGACTAGAAATAAATGCTGCGTATTGATTAATTTTGTTATTAGACATGGCTTCCTCCTATGAATTATAATCTATATGTTATTTATAAACCAATCATTTTAGATTGATATTTAAGAGAACCTTTAAAATCATTTCGAAGCCATTCTTCTAAGATCTCAAATCGAAGAGAAGAATCATCTTCACCTTGGGATGATAGATCATTCTTAGCATCTTTACAGAAATTAATAAGAGCTTGTAGAGTAACCTTATCATTATCTACAAGAGCGGCCGAATGTGTCTTACCTGCACGTTGATTCATAACAATCTCCATTTAAATGTTATAATTAATTATACAACATTTTTAATAATAGGGCAACAAAAAAAGCACCCGAAGGTGCTTTTAATGCCTGATATCATGAAGCTTTTGTATATTAGAACTTAGCAGTCAAACCAAGCATGAACTGATCACCAGTTGCAGTTGGGTTGGTGAAGCTGCCAGATGCATCATAGTTGCGATAGATCTTTGCGCTTACTGCATAGTTAGAAGCAAGGTCATAAGTTACACCAGTACCAATCTGATGAGTCTGATAACCATTGGCATCAGTATCAAATGCTGAACGGTAACGATAGGAAACAGCATTCCAAGTTACCTTATCCATCAACTTGACATCAGCTGCACCATACAATGCATAGTAGCTGAAGTTAGTTGTGTTAAACTTCTCACCAACACCGACCTTACCAGAAACAGTAACACCGGAGAAAGCAGGAAGAGCATAACCAACCTGTGCTTCAAGATTCTGCTTCAAAGCAGAAGATGGAGCTTGTGTAGTCTGAGCCATACCACCAACGCTAAAGCCATTGCCTAGCTTGTGTGAATATGTCAACTGATAAATGTCATCAGTCTTGGTACCAAGATCACCAACAGCAGTATCCTGACCATAGGCAGCAGTCAAGCTATCAACGCTTTCTGGGGCAGTAGTAGCAGCAACAGCAACTGGAGCTGCAGGAGCCTTGTTCTTCTTTGGAAGATCAGTGGCATATGCGGATGTTGCAAGCACAACAGCTGCAACAGTAATAAGTAGCTTCTTCATTTATTAGTACTCCTTAGTTTTTAAAATATGGATTAGCCTTCAACAACTAATTTCTGACCAGTAAGCTCATTCTTTCTTGCCCACTGGACGACTAATCCGATTGCACGTCCATGAGCTTCAATTTCCCATGGCGTATCCCAATAATCAATCTTCTCTGTATCAAAACGCTGCCCGTTAAACTTATAGACACTTCGTTCACGTTGAAGTTGATAAAACTCTCCTTTAGCCCATTGTTTGACATGCACCAATTCATGGGCTAGACTATTTAGCAGAAGTTGAATCTTCTGATCTGGATCAATTTGAATTGTAAAATCGAATGGACGATAATGGCCATCTTCCCAAATACAATTAGCATATTGATCAGTTTCTTCAAAGAGACCCTTTTTATATGTAACTACAATATTTAGCTTATCTTTTTTAGGCTGTGTAAAGAATTTGTCAAGAACAAAATCAGCTAGGCTCTTAAGAAGCTTGTTATTCTCTTCACCGATATGCTTTGTAGAATAAAATTTAATCATTTGGAATTCCAATTAACTTAATAGGTAAATCAACAATAAACTCTGGAGAATCATCAATCCAGATATCAGGAAACCAACCCATCTTGTTACAAAAAGATCTTTT